ATGTTATGATTGTAACAGCCCTAACCGGATTTGCCGTATTATATCGGTAATTGAACGTGTACCATTGAGTATGAAGTGTGAAATTATCTTTGTGGATGAGGAATTGGGGTATTAATCTAACTGAAATCACATACCTTTTACGTAAATTGTAAGCAGCCTTTTCTAAAATTTCAGAAATGAGTAATATAAACCAAAAAAAGGACAATCCAGAACATTCCGGAAGTCCTCTTTTTCCTTGTAAATCAAAGGTATAAAGCAGATAACGGGAATCGGACCCGCCTCCTCAGCTTGGGAAGCTGATGTTATATGGAAGTGGTTTTATGATAGTTTATCTTGTCCTATTCACTGGTAAAATCTAATATATCTATTTATCGTTAATTACCCTTATTTATAGAAAGTGGTGTCAAAGTGGTGTCAAAATATAATGATAAAAATTTGGTGGAAGGAATGTATTTTACACAAACGGTGATATCGTAACATGACAGATCTGAACGAAAAGAAAATACTTTTTCACAAAAACGTTAGAAAGTACCGGAGGAGACCATCTTCCCGAAACTCAATATACCATTCCTGCCTGTGACAGTTAACAGCAAATATCCTTTTCACAAAATATCCCCTTAAACAGAAGAACGGTATTTTCTTTTATATATTTTTATTGTAAGATATATCCATATTGGTTTGTAGAATGAGGTGGGAATATGAGTATAAAAGGAATTACAGAGGATTTGTTTATAGGCAAAAAGGAAATAAACATTATTACTTTACTTGGAAACAAAGAAACGGTTGAATATGTGGATATGAAGCGGATTGATTACAAATATGCCGAAACACGTAGTCCTGGCTTCATGGATTTTATTACCAAAGAAAATAAGAGAAGATTTAAGTTTAATGGAAAATCCAATGATAAAATAGGTCAGGCGGTAGACTACATAGCAAATGCATGCCCGGAATTATCAATAGTTGGTGTGACAAATGAAGATTTGGCAAAAGAGCATAGCGCGATGTTATTCATAATTAATGGCTATAAAGAACTGGGACTATCCTCCCAAAGCGTGATTATAAAGCAACGCTCAGATGGTGGAGTGTATTTTAATGATGATAACCGGATCTATTACTCCATGATTGCCTACGAATGGAATGGTCCTGAGTACAATAAAATTATTAACGCGTCAGGGCAAACATCAAGCAACAGCGAGACAAAGAAAAAAGGCAAAGCACTTAAGATCGGATTGGGTGCAGTTATTGGGAGTGCGTTTGGACCTGCCGGAATGCTTGTTGGAGGTGCTATGGGGGCAGGAAGTAAAGGAAAAGCCAAGACGGTGGGAGCAGCAAGCACAAACTCTACAACAGTTGAAAGGCAGATAGAGAACGCTACAATAGCCTTTCTAACCCTGGAGAATCCAGAAACAGGAGAGTCTTTTAAGTTATCTGTGAAATGCAATACTGATATAGATGCTAAACTGAAATGCTTTAAAATACAAACGCATGAATCAGCTATTGGGGCAGTAAAAGCATTGGAGGAGATAAAGGCATTAAAAGATCTTTTTGATATGGGTGCAATTTCGGAAAATGAGTTCAATGAAAGAAAACAAAAGATATTAAACAATATGTGAAAAAAGTTATAGATTAAATTAATCATCACGGGAGCATATATGGAAGATATACTAAAAATGATAAAAAAATATAAAAAGTGGATTTGGATCTTTTTTGCAGGCATTCCCAGTTTAATCTATATTTTATCTTCTGTTCCAATATTTCCTGTTGGAGGGAATAATGATTGGGCAGGCTTTTGGGGAGGTTATATTGGTGCAATAATTGGTGGTCTTGTGACTCTTATAGGAATTTATCTTACAATTAGGAATACAGAAGACAATAGAAAAAAGGATAAAATAGATGAAATAAAACCTTATCTTATACTTATTCCGGTTAATGTAAGTACTGCTGCTGAAAAAGTTAATATCAGTGTAGATAATATGAATATTGGTAGCGGATCTATATCCACACTATATATATACTGTCAAATAAAAAATATTGGATTAAACAGTGCTGTTAATATTATCGGAAATGGCGCTCTGATGTTTAGTGCTTTAGAAAAATCAGAGATTGGACAGTTTGGTATAAAATTTAGTCATTATAATAGAGCGGAAGACAAAGTTACTAATAATTTCAAAGTAGAAATAAACTTTAAAGATTTAAGAAATAATGACTATCGTCAAGTAGCGGAATTTATATTTTCTGATCCCTATGACATGAAGCAAGTGCGCGAATTCACATTAACAATTCCAGAACCTATAAATAATAATTCATTGCCATAAATGAGTAGATCTGTAATAACATTTGTTATACAATAAATTCTCATTGTGGACAAAATATGGGTACGCTCTTGCATTTTCCCCTTTCCTGTATTTGCACCCGTAATAAGGCTGAAAAACCTTTGATTTTACAATTTATAGCGATTTATCATGCGTCAAGGGATACTGAAATTCAGTATTTCCGTGGCGTTTTATGTTGCCTTTGATTATTGTGGTTTATCTTTGTGTGGGTACAAAGTGGGTATGGGAGAGTTTATTGAAAATTTTCTTGAGATTCATCGAAATAAATAATGATGCAATTTTCTATAGATGATATACTGGAATAGGGAGTGATGCTATTATATAAACGTAGAAAGGGGAATTTGAATGAGTTTTAAAGATTTTTTAGAAACATATAAAATTGCTGGTTGGGGGTGGGAATTATTTAAAGGACTATTACCAATGTTTATAGCGTTATTGACTATTTATTTTAATGAAAAAAGAGAGCATAAAAAAATCTTTAATCAAGAGAAAAAGGAAGAACATCAAAAATTAATTAATAAAAACCAGCGTAAATATGATGAGCTTAAGGCTGATTTATATATTATTGAAGAAAAAGCAATAAGTCTTAGTTCTTTAATTTGGGATACCGGGAAAGAATTATTAGACGCTATACAGCATTCTGGTTCTAATGAGGGTGATAGATTACTCCAGGAATTTATTACTTATAATAAAAAAATGTTAGTTTATGCAAGACAATTATGTGCCTATGCTGATATAAAAACAGCAATGTACGGCGAAAAAGAAATTGTTTTTTTACCTATATTTGAACAAATTAGTAAATATGCAGAAGAGTTAATAGACATAATGGACAGCTATAACGCAAGAGCTGCGAAAACTCCGTTGAATCAGAGAGACATTTTATTAGATGATATACAAAAGGAAATGATAGAATGTACACAAAAAGTTGAGGATAAATTGATTTGGTATTGTATATCACTTGATGATTTACTAAAAAAAAGAGTTGTTTAAATAAAATAGCCAGGTCGAAAATTCTTTAAAGTAATTTACAACCTTAACTGAGGAGAAAGCGGAACACTCAGCCAGGTGCGTATACATGCGATTATAGACTTTATTATTGAAGTAAAGGAATGAAAACAAGCGGCTGGAAAACTGGGTGCTTTTCATTTGAAAAAAATCGGTGTATGATATTTTTGGTGGAGGTATTTTTTATGAATATATTGACGACTGCTAGTAATGCCATTTTGGAATCAATAAAAAGCAGTGATTTTAACTGGTTTTCTTTTTGGGTTAGTATTGTGGTAGGTGTTGTGACCGGGTGCATATCTAGTCTAATTGTAACAAAGATTTATAGAAAAAAAGATGCTGAAAGGGAACATATCCAAAATTGTGGAAAAGCCGCTAAAAAAATAAGTCTTTTATCTATATCTTTAGATGAAACTATAAAAGATAATACATTAGAAGCATACAAAAGTTTTAAAACAAAACTTCTCGAGATGAGTACACCACAACTGAAGAATAAGCTAATTAAAGATAGTTTTGCAGGTGAAGTGAGTGATAATTTTATTTATGAACGAGAATTCATAATTAATAAATTATGTCCATTAATAGATGGTTTAGATCATAAGAGAATTAAAGACGACTTTTATATCTATAAAGACAATAAAGAAAAAATAGAAAAAATTATATTATGTACACCTGTAGAGCTAGAGGATTCTGCAAAAAATTTACAGGAACTTTCGTTAAGACTATGCACGAAAAAAATAACAAATGAATTAATACAACATAAAAAATAAGTCTCTTATTTGATTAGATATCTTGATAACGTAAGGCACTTTTATTGTTTGAAAGTAACCTATAAAAATATCGGTTTGGCTTTATAAAATAAGGCTTTCCGCTTGCATACCCCTCCCCTTCTGGTATAATACTTATAAGCAAACAGAATATAGACGAGTACCCCAGGTCACAGCCTGGAAGCCATAATAAAGCGCAGAAATAGGTCCAGTTTTGGATTTTCTTGTTCCTGCGCTTTTATTATATTAAAATTCAGAGTAAGGTTGTTACATTAACGTAAATCATTTGTTCTTTCTAATGTCTTTTTGTCTATCCATAACAAACCCGATTAAATCAAAAATTTCATCGAAGATCTCATTTAAATTATCATCTGTTAATAATACTCTATCTGGGAAATCATAATAGGTCAATTCGTATTTTGCTGAATTGAGTTTCATAAAAGTTGGAAATTGCTTTTTAAAGTCTTCTTCTTTTAAGGTCCGCAGGTTTCCGTCGTGTTCGAATACTACGTATCCATCTATATCCCCTATATGTTTCATATTGCATGGCCATTCACCGAAGTCATATTCGTTAGAATTACACATTTCTCCTGTTTTCGAATCCTCATAAATTGCTTCAGTTTCGGTAATGGTGTAACCTAATGCTTTCAATAGATTACCAAGAGCTTGGTAAATTCCATCATCAACAACTAAATCGTCCTTTAGCTTTTCTGCAAGTGTCTTATAGGCATCTTTGTTCAAGAGATATTCTTTTCTCACATGTAAAGCAGATGCAAACATTTCAGCAGCTTCCAATGTCATTCGCTGGCGTCCCTTTTCGATTCTGATTAAATGTTGTACGCTATAACCCGACGTCTCAGCTAATTGTTCTAAAGTTTGATGTAATGCTTTGCGACATTCTTTTAACCTTTCACCGGTAATTGTGTTAAGTTTTTCCTCGTCGATCATCTTTTTTTCCTCCAAAATTAACAAATAAAACATAATCATGATATTCATAAAACTTAATATGTATGTTATTATTATAGTAGCACAGACATAGGTCTTATGCAATGCTTTTTTAAACAATGATAAACAGAAGGGAGCCAACACAATGAGATTAAAAGCAATGAACACAGTATCGGGGGAAAGTCGCCTGATGGATACGGAGGGGTTACGAGCCTACACAAATCTCGGGCGTAACAATGCTATGAAGTTAGGTGAAGAAATTGGAGCTAAAGTGAAAGTAGGAAAACGCGTCCTTTGGGACCGAGTAAAGATTGACCAGTATCTTAATGAATTGACGGGGGCATGATTATGCAAAAATACAAACGGATGGAGCTAATAGAAGAAGCCCAAGATCACACACCAATTAAGGAGGCGGCGGCAACCGCAACCCCAGAACCTTGTAATACCTTACCTTTCGTAGTAATGGAGGCTTTACAGACAGGAAAAGAAAATGCTATCAATGCGCAAGACCTATGTACATATCTTGGATTTAACAGCGCCCGAGATCTTCAGCACGAGATTGCCAGAGAAAGAAAGGAGGGAGCAGTCATTCTTTCTACCTGCCAGGACGGCGGCGGTTACTTTCTTCCGGAAAATGATAAGGAAGTAAGGCAGTTCATAAGGACTTTGGAGAACCGGGCTAAGAACACTTACGCTGCCTTAAAATCAGCTAGAAGTTTTTTGTCTAGTAGCATGGAGGTGAGAGAAGTTGAAAATATTACAAAGGTAGGAACTGATAATGGGGATTAAAAGAGTTGTAAGTACCGATTTCTGGAATGACGATAAAGTGATTGATGATTTCTCGCCTGAGGATAAATATTTTATGCTGTATCTACTCACAAATCCGCACACAACACAACTTGGAATATATGAGCTTAACACAAAACAGGCAGCATTCGAGCTTGGATATTCAATTGAAGCTGTAAAGGTATTGATTGATAGATTTCATAACAAGTATGGAATAATTAAACGGTCCGAAGAGACAAACGAAATCGCGATAGCTAATTATCTACGACATTCTATTGTCAAGGGAGGTAAGCCGGTAGAGGACCTACTGAAAAAAGAATTATTAAAGGTAAAGGATACCTCGCTAATATCGTATTCATTTGGAAGGATTAAAAAATATAACGATCTGAGTGATACGGTCATAAAGATTGTAGAATCATATCTGAATGACAATGAAATACAAAATGACAATGAGAATGACAATGAGAATGACAATGACAATGACAATGATGTATCGTCCACTGTACGGTGCACGAATCGTGGTACGAATCGTCAAAACTCAATTAATTATCAGCAAATAGCTGATATGTATAACAACACTTGCGTGTCGTTCCCACGTCTGACTTCTATATCTGATTCTCGTAAGAAAGCTATAAGAGCAAGGCTGAACACATTCAGCATTGGAGACTTTGAAACGCTGTTTGCAAAAGCGGAAGGAAGTGGATTCCTAAAAGGTCAGAATGACCGGAATTGGACAGCAACCTTTGACTGGCTGATTAAAGATGCGAATATGGCAAAGGTGCTTGATGGAAATTACGACAACAAGGAGCAAACAACACATAGACCACCGAATAATCCGGTTGATAAGCAACAGCAAAGCCGTGAGATGATGTATAACTGGGCAATGTCAAGAAAGGAGAAAGAGCAGCAATGACGGTAGAAGAATTTGCAGTATTTGCCGACCGATTGAAAACAGCATTTCCTAAAGATAATTTACTTTCCACAGCGGATCAGATGGATTGGTGGTTTGAATTACTTGGAAATTTACCATTTCAGACAGCGACTCTGGCATTGAAGAAATATTCCTTAACAAACAAGTTCCCACCAACCATATCAGATATTTGCACACTTGCCGCTGATTTGATAGAGGATCGAATACCGGACGCAGATGAAGCATGGGGAGAGGTTATAAAGGCAATCAGGAGATACGGATACCCAAGGGAACGTGAAGCACTTGACAGCATGTCAGAAACCGTCAGAAAGACCGTGGAGCGCATTGGATTTCAAGATATATGTAAGTCTCAGTATGACCAATTAAACACTCTCCGGGCGCAATTCAAGGGATTCTATGAATCAGAATACCGACGGTCTATGGAAATACATAAAATGCCCGAAAGTATGAGAATTGAACAGGCCAACATGCAGCATGCGGCTTTGCCAATGAAGTAGGGATAGTATGGATGAAACGAGAGCCCGCGATCTGGCGAGGTACAGGGTAGGCGTGGGAAAATATATGGGTATAGATATGGATCATGAGGATATATATCAACGTAGACAATTTATAAGAACTATGCTTAGAGGAATTAAAGCATGGCAGAATCTATCTAATGATCAGATTGATAATATAAGAATTTTTAAAAATCATGATGATTGGTATATAGAGGATCAGGACTATTATGAATATGTCTTTTAAAAATATAATCAGGGTGAATTTTTATTAAACTAATGGAGGAATGAAAAAAGATGGAATCAGTGAGGGAGCGGGCCTTAGTAGCTATCGGAGAAAGGACGGATTTAAGCCAACCGAAAATTAGCGTATATAACCTTTTAAAAATAGGGAATGTGGAAACATGGGCCGGGTTATGTTGTGACCGCATAGCAGAAGCAGATCTAATTGACATGGAGGATATACAAATAGATTTTATCGATCCGCCTGGACTTTACCTTACTGCTGATGGAATTATGACCTGCCGGCATATTTTGGAATCTTACGTTGACAAAGATACTCTTCATGATCTGTTCAAATGGATGTGTTCTGAGGAATCAATAAATGCAGATATCAATACAGCTGTTCAAGTTTTGCGAGGGCTGAATGGTTCAAGATTGAGAAGATTGTACAGAGAAGCAGCTACATTACAGTTATCTGAAAGCATTGGCGCCCGGGAGTTAATACGAGAAGAAATGCGCCAGAGATCGCCTTTTATGGCACTGGTTCGCAAAGTTAAGAAAGAATACCGGATGCTACCTGTCAGGGGGATACTTTTAAGAGCAAAAAAAGTAATAAATTTCCGATAACAAAAACGTGGTTATTACGGTTGGTAATGCAGTAACTACGGGAAAGGAAAGCGGATGTACTGTGTCATTCAGGAAATTGAAACCAAAAGAATGCAAAAGAACGGGTATCCTAAGCGGATAGAAACTCGCTTTATTAAAAGCAATGTCATACCCAGTTGGTACAATTATAGCTACAGCACGGAACGATTTAATAGGCCGATTAAGAAAGCCTATCGAATTAGCATTCACGAAAGTTATCGGGAAGCTGGTAAGGTTAACAAAAAGCAGTTTGTAATATGTACTGTAAATTATTATGATTTGGCTGATGATATTTTTACTCTCTTTGATTGGGGAGATAAGAAGATAAGTTTTGTAGCAGATGCCTTACTATGCTCTTCAGAATCCTTATATGAACTGATTGAAAAGAGATTGAATCCTCTTAAAGAACGTATCCAAGCTGAATTTGCCCAGACTGAAGAGTTCAAAGTTCACAAAGAGCATGAGCGCATAACCACTCTATATGCTGCCAGAAAAGCCGACTTTAATGAGAAGTATGGAACTGCAGGCTCAGACGTTTATGACCAGTGCTATGACGTTTTTGGAGTGCTGCAGAACCCGCAGAGGCTTATGGAGATAGAGGAAGAATACATCGATAGAAAGAGCTATGAACAAAAGAGTCAAGAACAGAGCCGTAGGTATTATGAAAATTCGTATAATAACTACAATCAGGCTGGATCGAAAGGATTTAATCCAGTGGGAAGCCAGATCGGAGAAGAGAACAAGACTATCTTTAAACAATTTTACAGGACACTATCCAAGATATATCACCCGGATAGTAACCCGGGAAAAGATACGTCTGAGGAGATGAAGGCCCTTAATCAATTAAAATCTGATTGGGGAGTATAATGTCTGGCAGCGCAATAGATTGAATGAAGTTCGGGTAGCTGTTTATAAAGTACAACAAGTAAACTGACATGGTAGACGTAAGATTGGTAATGAATGGGGGTGATCTTTTGGATTGTGAAATGACTTTATTTGTAATAGTTAAGGGGAGAGATCCCCCGACAGTAAATTTAACAAAAAGATAAAATTGGAGGGAGCATATATGATAGAGCCATATAAGAAAATTTATACAGTAAGAGAAGTAGCTGAGGTATTGCTTGTCAATGAGGATACGGTGCGTGGTTTTATCCGTAGAGGAGAACTTATAGCCTTGAAGCTTGGAGCATTGAAGATCAGAGGAACGGATCTGGAAGCATTTATTGATAAATATCCGGCGTACAATCCAGAAATGAGGACTGAGGAATAAAGCGTAATTCTTATATCTCTCTGAAAACGTTATGGGAAGAAACGGGATACATTTGTAAATGTTAATTACTGTGAAAATTGATTGAAAGCAGGGAGGCAGCAGGATATGACCAACGAAGAACTTGTGAACTTGATTAAGGCCGGCATAAACCCAGAAGAAAATATGCTTATTCTGTATAACCAGGTTAAGGGCTTTATTTATTCAATCGCTTTAAGATATCGCGGATTGGGAGAAATAGAGGATTTAGAGCAGGAGGGATTCCTTTCTTTATACGATGCCATAGATGGCTATGATCCCAGCACCGGAAATAAATTCCTGACCTACGCACAATACTGGATTATTCAAGGGATTAAGCGGTACATAGAACGTAATTCCTGCTGCCTGCACCTTCCCTCACAGATACAGGGAAGATTACGAAGATATAAGCAGACCTGTGATTACTTTACAAAAGAATTCGGTCGGGACCCCTCAGAGGTCGAGATTGCCGCTTTTATGGGGTTAAGTATAGAACAAGTTAGAGATATAAATAAAAACGCTAATATGGCAAATCTGGTAAGCCTGGACGCGCCTGTAAAGGGATTTGAAGAGGACGGATTTACAACCGGTGACAATATCCCCTCTGATGAAGATATGGAAGAAACTATAATTGATGGAATGCAGCAGGAACAGCTTAAAACGGTGATATGGGAGTGTGTAGACAGCTTAGAAGGAATGCAGCCGGAAGTGATTCGCAAACGTTATCAGGACAATATGACACTGGAAGCGATAGGCAAAGAATGCGGAGTACCTAAAAGCGCAGTCCGGCGAGATGAAGCAAAAGCAATTCGTGAACTTCGTAAACCTGTGAATGGCAAAAAGCTTCGTCCCTTCTTACCGGAAACAGAGACTATCTACAGCATGGGAATAAGTAGTACGGGATATGAAAGATTCAATCAGACATGGACCAGTGCAACAGAAAGGGCGGCTCTCCGCTTTGAGGCTTAAGTAAGGATAAGAAGCATTATAAATTGCTTAATGAACTGGAAGAAGATCTTAATAAGATTTAGGATTGCAAGGGACGAATTGTAAGTAAAGCTAAAACAGCCGTCAGAGTAGAATGGCGGCGGCTGTAAGTCATGTGTTAAATTAGATGAAAGACAGATGAAAGAAGGACGGTAGAAAAGATATGGAGAATGAAATAATGCAGGAAATAGATGTTGCGTTGGATGAGTGCATAAAGAAACTCAGAAATGCAACAAAAGGCTGTGAGATTCGTACATTCATTACAGAGTATGAAGAATTGATGTTAAAAAAGTCTGATGAAGTTGTTAAAGTGGTTTTATCAAGTCATAAATAAATGGCAAAAGGTCAGCTAGTATTGCTAAGAGAGCAATAATAATTGAAATAATAGCTGTCGTTTTGGAAATTGACGATTCGTGCTTAGAATCTTTTGCAGTTTGTTCAGCAAGAATAACTTGTTTTTCGTGAGAATCAGCAAGGCTTTTAAGAATCTGCATTTGCTCGTTTATTGGTTGGATTTGGTTCTGATATTTGTCAAAATCAATTAGGGCTGCAATGCCCTTTCCGGTAACAGTTATTTTTGATTTTCCACCTTTATGAGAACCATCATCAAGAGATATATAATTTCCTTTGGTTAATTTTTCAACTCTGTAATCAGCAGATGTATCAAGATTCATAAACATTTCAAAGCCGTCATAATATCCGCATTCTTGCAGATATTTTAGATATTCAATTTCAGAAGAGGTAAGACCTTCGAATAAAACTTCCATATAAAACATCCTTTCTTATGTACTCGGACCGACATGGCCTGTAAGTACATTATAGATGGATAAAATATGAAAATCAACCAAAAAGGAGATGTGAAAAATGTGTGACAATGAAGTAGAGAAAGCTGAACGTAATTATAAACGATTATTAAGTTACACAGATATGAATTGCAGTAGCGAAAGAGAAAGGCGAAGAGTAGAACGTAATAATACAGATGAAACAAGTGTGATGCGTAATGGCGAAAAAGAAAGGACTGAAACTATCCTGAATCGTAATGGCGCAATAATCTGATCTAGGTTAAGCAGGTAGAGGAAAATTAGAGTATATACGTAAGACGATCATTGTGGGAGCTTTCTCTCAACCAAATGGTCAATGTGTCTAGCCTTTGTTTTATAGGGAGGCCCCCGGTTTATTATGGTCAAGAATTTAAAAGACTTGGACACCGACGCCCCACCTTTGTGAATAAAATATTCCCACATCAACTTTTGAAAGAAGTTTGCTAATGCAGATACACAAAAGTAAGTGAACCAAATCATAAAACAAGAACAAATCAGTCCAGAAAATGTATAAAATATCAAGAAACAAGGGCAAAGCCAGTATATTTGCGTTTTGAATATGAGTGGTAGGTATCCCCCCGGGGTGGGGTAAAGCGAAAATCTAAATCGTCTGGACACCGACGCCCCACCTCCAAATACACAAAATCTTAGAAATGAAATTTGAAGTTAAAAACAGACAATAAAAAGCTATAAAAATAAATCCATGGAGGACAATTATGTACAGAGTCACGGTTAAAACAAACGGGGTTGAATATCCGTTACATGAGCCAAGGGACGATAGCGGAGCATTGCAGCTAATTGACCCTATATTAAAGGAAGAAGTCGGAAAAAATCAGACGTTTACATTCATGATATCGCCGCTACACCCAAACAAAGATAAAATCATTCCCATGTCAAGTGAGATCTTTATTTACAAAGATAATGTGAAAATTACTTGCTGTAGAATGGTTAGTAGTGAAAGTGATCTATATAATACGGGAAAAGTAACGTGCGAAGGTGAACTTGCATATTTAATTGACAGCCTACAACGGCCCTATGAATACACCGGAAGCCTTTATAATTTCTTTGTGCAGCTCCTTAATACTCATAACAGCGAGGTTGAGGAAAGAAAACGGTTCACAGTAGGAAATGTAACGATTGCAGGAACAGAAATAACAAGATCAAACTCTGAATACTCCAATACCATGGCTGAAATGCTGGCACAGCTCACGGAAGTTAATGGCGGATATTTGCGTGTAAGATATTCAGGAAATACAAAGTACCTAGATTATGTAAGCGATTATGGCGGGATCAACGCTCAGGTGATCCGATTTGGAGAAAACATTCTTGATCTTACAAAGTCGATTGATCCCACAAAATTAATTACTGCCCTGGTACCAACCGGTGCAACGATTACCAGCGAAGAAACTGACACAGAAGACACAGTTGTGGATATTAAGTCAGTAAATAGCGGTATTGACTATATTTATGATACTGACGCAGTAGCGGCCTACGGCTGGATATGGGGATCGCAGAAATTCGATGATGTTACGGACCCGGAAGTACTTCTTGCAAAAGCCAAGGCTTATCTGGATAATGCAGTAAGCATACCAGAGACAATCGAACTCAGCGCGGTTGATCTAAGCAGTATCGGTGTCGATGTTGATTCCCTGCATCTTGGGTACTGGACTGATATTATAAGTAAGCCGCATGGATTAAATACACGGTTCCTGCTATCTAAAATGACGATCGGGCTTGCGAACCCTGCAAAAAACAGCATTGTACTGGGGAAAGTGATACCAAAGTTTGCAGCACAGGCAGCAAAAGAAAAGGCACAGATCACCGCCAGAGTAAACGCCGTTGCTTCCAACGCAAGCAAGGAGATCAACAGGAAGGTTGAGAACGCTACACAGCTCATTACTGGCGGTAAGGGCGGATATGTCGTCTTAGATGTTGAAGACCCGGATACAGGCAAGAGAGCACTTCCATGGCGCATTCTAATCATGGATACACCAGACAAAGACACAGCCACAAGCGTAATACAGATTAATAAAAACGGTATTGGATTTAGCACTACCGGGATAAGCGGACCATATCGGAATGCATGGACAATTGACGGAAATCTTGTCGCTGACTTCATCACAACCGGGACCATGCTTGCTGATCGGATCAGAGGCGGTACAATGGAACTGGGAGGCACAGGGCTTGGAAAAGACGGCTCTATTGTAGTAAAAGATGTAGCAGGAGCGCAAATTGGATATTGGGATAAGACGGGGCTACATATTAGCAAAGGCACTATCACAGGTGGCAGCATTAATATTAATAGCGGTACTTTTATTGTTACAGAAGACGGAGAAGTAACTATAAAAACCGGAACTCTTGATATTGGGCCGCTTTCAGCTGATGATAATGGTGTGTATCTTGGAGATTATGTGATAAGCAACAACGGTACGAATGTCCTTGAATCTGCTAATGGTTGGTTCAAAGCAGACGTAAACTCAAAGCCCTCAGGAAGTCCAGGCGGAGATTATGCTTCTTTACTTATCAAGGGAGATGCCTATGGAGGAATTGAATTATTAGGAACCGGGCAAATTAATTGTGGTGGAATCAAGTGTGCTGACATAGAGTTTGGAGATCCGTGGACAGATGGATACTCAGCACTTGATATGTTTAAACAGATATACGACAGATTAAGTCAATTAAAAAGCTATGTAGGAATGGGAAGCTGGGGTGATTAATCTAAATTATTGACGTTTACCACCCTTATATATTATTATAATACTATAAAGGGGGTTAATAAAATGAATAAAATTAAAGTATTAACTTTTTCTTTGTTAATCAGCTTGTTATGTTCGCTTACTGCATTCGGTTGGAACGAAGGAATGGTGGCGAATAAATACACATCAAATGAACAAGTTTGGCGATTCTATACGGGGGAAGAGAATGAAAATGGCACTGCGTGTTATTTAAAAAGTCAGTGGAAAGAGGTCTGGGATAATTGGTACTATTTTGGGGAAGATGGACTTTCAAAGCAAAACACCTGGGCAGAGATTGACGGAAAATGGTATTACTTTGACCAGTGGAGCATTATGCAACATGATACTATTATAGAAGGTCATACAGTTGGACCGGACGGTGCATGGATACCTGTAAACGGTGAGGCGGCACCAGTGCCAGTTACGCAGCAGTATTAAAGTATAATTGTGGGCAGAGCGGAAGCCCTGCCTTTTTTGTACCTTAAATAACCTATGTAAAGAGTATTTTATTCCAATTAAGGTCATAAAAGAACATAGACAGGCCCTTGAAAGTATTCGGAATCTTGCCACCATTGATATCAGAGGATCTGGTTGACAAGATTAAAACAGATTTGTACCAGTGTAAGTGAAATTCTTGAATTAGAAGCTTAAATAAATACAAATGTAGTGGTAGAATTTTAGTGTAGTAGTTGATTCATTATTGCTAAAAATAAAAAATAGTCGTAAGGAGAAAATGACAATGGAAAAAAGCCACTCAATGCAACGAGCAGAAGAATTAAGAATACTTATAGCTACGGTAAAAATCAAGCACAAACTCACTAATGCACAACTGGCTAAAAAGATAGGCGTTCCGCTTGGCACATTTACATACTGGAAGTCACATGTTGAGAAATTTCCAGTAGGAAAAATCTGGTTGATTGAGGTTCTGGCTGAAAAATAAAGCCATATCACATTGAAAATCAGAAGGAGGTATACATGAAAAAATTAGAACAGACATTAACATCGTTAGAAGTAGCGGGAATGGTGGGAAAAGAACATAAGAACTTGATTAGAGATGTTCGTTCTTATGCAGAAGAATTAAGAGAGCTCAAAATTGAGCCGTCAGAGTTTTTTAAGGATAATACCTATTTAAAGCGAGGAAAAGAATATCCTTGTTTTGATGTCACTAAGAAAGGCTGTGAATTTATTGCTCACAAATTAACCGGAATCAGGGTGGAGTTCTACGCATTGAAATTGATCGGCAATTTTTGATATACAGTGGTAAAAGTAGTTGGTACAGAGTCGAAAATTCGGCTGAGATACATTGTTTTTTATGAAGCATGGAAAATTCCATTGTATTTCATAACAGTCACCCGTACTATTTTAGGACTATTACTCCTGGTTGATTTCCCCAACTCATTGGGGAATAAATCCAAAGCAAGTAGAGCGGAAAATTCCGCTGTACTGAAATATCTGGTAGTTCTTATAGTATAGGATTCGGACTTTCCAATTTTGGGGAGTCCAACTAAAAGGTCTCCTAAATTTTGAGGAGTCGAAGAATAGCTTAAGTAATAGACTGACCTGACAAGATTATATACGAATTACTGCGGAGGAAATTTCTCCATTTGTGGGGAAAAAGAACCTAAAACCAATAGAGCCGAAAACTCGGCTGTATGAAGGACGGCGCAATTTTGCACAGTCAGAAAGATACTGAACGCAGTTTTGCGCTGAGTACTTATAAAATAAGAGCCAGAAATACAGGGAGAATAATGGTTGATCAGTTTATATCCCCATCCGCGTTTGATTGAGTGTCCCCAATAACTAGGGTTAAAATTAAGGGGAGGGGGTTAGGAACGGATATCTGAATATAGGAATGAGGAATGAAAAACGCTACCCTATATTGGGGCAACAATGAATTAGCCCATGTTGGCCTGCTGCCGGGAAAAGTAATTGCACATTGAAATGGGATATGTTACCATAGTGGCATGGAACAATCGTGTTACTGCAAGGGCGTTTGCCTTCTATCTTTACATAGATAGGAGGTGGTGCGGATGAAATATGATTTTAAAGACCTTATGGCCTTTGGTATGTTCATAATCGCATTACTTACCTTTATTTTCGTAAATTGTAAGTAGCGTTTTCTAAAGCCCCAGAAATGGGCAATAGAAAATCCCCCTTGTATACTTGGCTGGTATCGGGGGATTTCTATCTTCTTATAGGCCAACCCCTTGTATTGGGGCGGTTGTTCCTTTTGTAATTCTATTATAGCACAACTATGTATCGTAGACAATACATATCGTAGACAATATACATCGTAGACAGTATATCAAATTTCTGATTCCATTCGCATATCTTAGGCAGCAACTTAAGCCTATCCTTCCTAATCGGGTGCATATTCCATTAAATTACCGTTCCGTCAGCAAAAGAGAACGTGGCGCTATACTCACAACCTATAATATTAGCAATTTGTTCTAACTCCTTTTCCGTAAATTTGCCTGTTTTCATTCTCTGATTAAAGGCCTGCGGAGTTTTGCCAAACTGCCTTGCAAGTTCAGCTTCACTCATATTTGTTTTTGCTAGAGCCATTCTTATTTTTTCATTTATTGCCATGACACAACCTCCAATTGATATATACATAATCATATCATATAACTTTGATATTGACAATAAAAAACTTTAAAGTATAAAGGAAAAACTTTATAAATTACTTGACATTATAAAGGAAAACCTTTATAATAAATACATAAGATAACAAAACAGCAAAGCACCGATAACCCCTAAAAGGTCATGAAATTCCAGTCAATATACCTGTGAGTGAGCAATGGCAATACCAATAGTCAGGAAGATTACAAGAACGGTGTAAGGATTCAATCCCGGTGAGGAGGTGCCAAGGCTGGCGAACAATAGACCGGTAAGAATCCTCAAGAAGGAAAGGAGCGCACACAATGTCGGGGAAAACGTTACTTAAAAAGGTTAATAGCTTGAAAGAATTAGAGATCCAGAAGAAATCTATTGAAAAGCAGATGGCGGTCCTGCAGGAAGAAATAAAGAAGGAGTTGGAAGCCAGAGGATCAGAAGAGGCAGCAATAGGTGACTGGACCGTGAGATTTAAGGCAGTAATGAGTAATAAGTTTAACAGTAAAGCCTTTGCAGCAGATCACCCGATACTTTATAAAAAGTATATGGCTCCTGCACAGACCATGAGATTCACCGTACAGTAAATGCTCAGAGCTATAAAGGAAGCCACGGTAGCAGGGAGTAGAGGCAATTACATAATCAAGCTGCCTATCATACACCAGATGTAAAAACCCCATGCATCGGCAAACGCACAGGGCTAATAAAAGAATATAACCCGATCACACACCAATGTAAAAGGGAATAACTCGATTATAGCATAGATTTTTTTCTTTGCAACCAAAAGCTAAAGGAGGACCACAGTAAATGAATAAGGAAGAAGAGTCTATCTGGAATTTAATTGCTATATTAATGAAAATGAGTATTGAGGATCTGGAAGTATTAAGACCAATATGGATAGAAGAGGTTAAAAAAGCAGGCGAAAAAGAGGCAGCGCAGCATTGTGCCAACGAGTTAATTAATTTGGTAATTCAAAGCAAACGGAATGAATCTGCACGCACTGCCGGCACAATATAATTTATATATTAAAGAGTACAGCATATAGCAGCTATCTTGCTGTACTCTTTCTAAGGAGTGAATAAATATGGCATTAGATAAGAGCGTGAAAGCGTTACCAAAAGGAATCTCTCTGCGTTCAGACGGCAGATATATGGCCCGTTTCCAGTATGATGGAGAACGTTACACTATCTATGGTATGAACGTTAAGGAATTACTGGAAAAGATGGATAACATGAAATATGAGTTAAAGCATGGTATTTTCTGCAAGCCTAAGGAAATTACGGTTTCCTCCTGGTTTGAAACATGGTTGGAGCAATATAAGAATAATACAAGCAAAGCCTCCACGATACAAACATACCGGCAGTCCTATACAAAATATATCAATCCTGTATTGGGCAAAAGAAAAGTAACGGATATTCAGCCGCAGATCTTACAGAAAATCATTAATGATCTATACAAAAAAGGATTCTCTAAATCAAGGGTTAATTTCGTGTTCGTGATTTTATCGGGAATGTTCAGCCAGGCACAAAAGAACAAGCTCATTATAAATAATCCGGCTGATGCATTGGTATTTCCTAAATACCGGAAAAAGGGTCAGAATGAAAAAAGAGTAATGTCATTGGAAGAACAGCAGATTTTCTTGAAATATGCAAAGGGGTCTGCATACTATGATTTTTATGTCATGGCTCTTTCAACAGGAATGCGTGTCAATGAGATAACTGGTCTGCAATGGTCTGATATAGATTGGAAAAATAAAATGATTCATGTTACAGGAACCCTGGTCTATCTTCGTGACGGATCAGGCCGGTATAAGGATAGCCCAAAGACTGAGAGCAGCCGGAGAGATATCCCAATGCTTAATAATATAGAAGAACTACTGAAAAATCTCAGGCATAGACAGCTTGAAAACAGGTTAAAATTGGGCGATAAATGGAAAGAAGAAGATAACCTGAAAAATATGATCTTGACTTACGAAGACGGTGGAGCCTTTTGGGATACTGGAATCCGGGTTGATATGAAGAAGATAGTCAATGCAATAAGGAAAGAAGGGACAGAGTTTGACCCGGTGACACCCCATACCTTACGTCACACGTTCGCGACAAGGGGATTAGAGCAAGGAATCCCGTTAAAGGTTATGCAGGTAATATTAGGGCATAGCAGTCTGGCTATGACTGCAGATTTGTACTCACATGTACTGCCAGATATAAAAGCGGAGGAGATGAAAAAGATAGAAAATATACTATAAAAAAATCAAAGTGGTGTCAAAGTGGTGTCAAATCGAAAAAAGAGGACAATCCAGATTATTCCGGAAGTCCTCTTTTTCCTTGTAAATCAAAGGTTTAAGCAGATAACGGGAATCGGACCCGCCTCCTCAGCTTGGGAAGCTGATGTTCTACCAATGAACTATATCTGCATGCTATTGTTTGACACATTCTGTATTATACCACAATAGACTTTATTATTACAAT